AACCTTCTCAATATTGGGTACAAAGATTTATAGATAGAGTTACAGTTACTTTATATTTAACTCCAGGCTCTGATCAAGTTGGAGATTATATTTTCTTTTATTATATACAAAGATTACAAGACGCAGGTAAATATACAAATGAAGCAGATGTAGTTAATAGATTTGTACCTTGTATGTGTGCAGGTTTAGCTTATTACATATCTCAAAAGAAAGCGCCTCAAAGAACACAAGAAATGAAATTACTTTACGAGGATGAATTATTAAGAGCATTAGCTGAAGATGGTTCTTCTTCAAGTGTTTACATATCACCTAAAACTTATTATCCGGAGATCTAATGGCAAAGTTTGCAAAAGGAAAACACGCTTTAGCAATCTCTGACCGAAGCGGATTAGCTTTTCCGTGGAGAGAAATGGTTACAGAATGGAATGGTGCATTTGTGCATTACTCAGAGTTCGAACGTAAGCAACCACAACTTGAGCCAAGACCATTTGTTGCTGATCCACAAGGTTTACAAAAAGCAAGACCACAAGTTGCACCTTTACCTACTCCAGATTTTTTACCAGAAAATCCCATTACTACAAGCGATGTTTTTATTGATGGTGATCGGACTGCTGTTTATGTTGTAACTCAACCTAACAGTGGAATATTAGTAAATGATGTAGTGAGGTTAATGAGTATAAAATCAAATTTATCATCAAGCACAACTGCTTTACAAATAAGTATTCAAGCATTAGAATTATCAACCACCTTAAAATCTAGCATAACTTCTACAGATACTTCTTTGGCTGTAGATGATAATCTTGGTTTCTATAGAGATGGTGGTTATGTAGTTATTGAAAAAATAAATTCTACAACAGGGTTTTTTGAAAATGAAGTAATTCAATATACAGCATATGATAGCTCTACAAAAGTATTATCAGGTTTAGTTAGAGGAACTAACGCTCCATTTAGAGGAGTTAAACCTAAAAATACTACAGCTAGTTCCCATGATGCCGGAGCCAAGATATTTGGAGCAAGATTAGTTGATTCTTTAAATGAAACAACTCAAAGTCAAGCAGGGCAACCTTCAACAATAACTATTGCTAATAGTTATAATTTAAAAGAGAATGATGAAGGCACTTTCTTTATAGATGAATATGGACCAGGAGGAGGCTTGAATTGTCTCGCAGGTCCTGTTAATAATAACTTCACAAGTACAAATTTATAATTATGACATACGACGAATTAAAAACAAAAATTAGAGATTACACAGAAGTTGGATCAACCGTTTTATCTGACACTATTTTAAATGGTATTATTGAAGATGCTGAATTTAGAATATTTAGAGATGTAGACTCAGACAATAATAGAAGATATGCAACAGCAAACTTAGTTGTAAATACAAGATTTATTCAAACTCCAGATAATGCATTGGTCATTAGATCTGCTCAAATCGTAGATTCTGATGGAACATCTTCAGCTAATAATAGAGATTTTTTACAGTGGAGAGATACTAGCTTTATGTCAGAGTTTAATAATTTAGAAACTACAGGGGTTCCAAAATACTATAGTTGGTGGGACAAAAACCATCTAGTATTTGCTCCAACTCCAGATGCGACTTACACAATTCAGTTAAATTATATCTTGAAAGATGCTGGATTATCGAGTACAAATACAACAACATATTTAAGTTTGAATTTTCCCAATGGACTTTTGTATGCATGCCTAGTTGAGGCTTATGGATTTTTAAAAGGCCCACAAGACCTCTTGCAATTATACGAACAAAAGTATAAACAAGTGGTTGAAGGCTTCTCAATTGAACAAATGGGAAGAAGAAGACGGGATGAATACCAAAGTGGTGTTCCTCGAATAGGAAAATAAGGAGATAAACTATGGCAATAACACAAGCAATTTGTAATTCATTTAAAAAACAGCTTTTAGAAGCTGACATGAATTTCAAACAAACTGGTGGTGATAAGTTTAAATTAGCTCTTTACTCTTCAACAGCAACTCTAAACTCTGCAACTACTGCTTTCACTGCAACTGGTGAAGTAGCAGCGAGTGGTCAATACGCTTCTGGCGGTGGTCTTCTTGTTAACTCAGGAACTTCTATGACTGCTGGTGTAGCAAGAACAGACTTTGCAGACAGATCTTTTACTGGAGTGACGTTAACTGCTAGAGGTGCTTTAATTTACAACACATCTTCTGATACAACTAATGCATCAGTTTGTGTTCTAGATTTTGGAGCAGATAAAACAGCTACATCAGGAACTTTCACAATTCAGTTTCCAGCGCCAACATCAACAGCAGCGATTCTAAGGATCTCTGGTTAATCTTAGGAGGTAATCTCCTATGGCAACCACTTGGGGTCAAGCATCGTGGGGCGACAATTCTTGGAATACAGATGTAAATAATATTTCTGTAACTGGGATAGGTGCGTCTTTTACTTTAGGAAGTGTAGCAGGTTATCCAGGTTTAGGTTGGGGAGCAAACACTTGGAACGTTGGTGAATGGGGATCAGTTAATACAGGAAATCAATTAGTAACTGGTTTTGGTTTATCTGCAAATCTTGGACAAGTAGAACAATCATCAAGTACAGGTTGGGGAAGACTCACTTGGGGAACAAGTGTGTGGAATGGATATGGTACAGTAATCCCTGCTGGTAATTCTATGTCCATGTCTTTGGACAATAACGTTTTAATTGATACAGAAATAAATGCTGGTTGGGGACGACTAGGATGGAATATTAATGCTTGGGGTATAAGAGGACAAGCTTTTGCAAACAATTTTCCAATGACTATGTCATTGAATGACGTAGTAATTGATAATGAAATTAATACAGGATGGGGTTCAGACGGATGGGGAGTTGAAGGCTGGGGTGCATCAATTCAAGTAGTTGCTGTAACTGGTCAAACTATAACTGCATTTGAAGGTAGTGCAGGTTTATCATTCGATGGAGATTCAAATTTAACTGCAACAGGAAATTCATTAACTGTCTCTGCCCCTGCTACAGTAACTGCATTTGCTGCTTTTGTTGCAGAACCTACAGGTCTTCCAATGACCATGTCATTGTCATATGACCCTGAAGTTATAACTACTGGAAGTTTCCCAATTTCAATTGCTTTAGGTACAGCAATTGGAGACAATATTACTATCGCAGAAATATCTGCTCAATCAGCTTCAACATGGGGTCTTAAATCTTCTTGGGGATTTGGAGTATATGGAAATCAACAAGTAAACACTCTTGTAATGGCTATGCAAGAAAACTTTAGTGGCACTGACCCTGCACCAGATGCAGAAGCTACTGGTCAAGCAATGGCTATGAATTTATCACCAATAAGTAATTTTAATATTACTGGTGATGCTACTACTAGAGTCTTAACAGCTATGGGCTGGAGTAATGGTACTTGGAGTGAGTCTAAGTGGGGTAATGGAACTTTCTTAGCGGTCCCAGATGTTACATTTAGCTTATCAGCTAACTTAGGAACAGCTATTTTAGATGCAAATACTATACCTACTATTACAGGTTTAACTAACTTATTTACTAACGTTGGAACTGTAATAACAACAGGTACAGGTAAAGTAATTCCTACAGGAAATTTGTTGACAATGGGCTTAGGAACAGCTACAAGTATACTGATTTGGAACGGAGTAGATCCAGGCACAGCACCAATTGACCCTCCAGGATGGAAACCGGTTGATACCAACGCTGCATAAATAAGTGTTTGACACTTGAATAAAATTTTAATAAATTAAGAACATTGGAGAAAAAATATTATGGCAAACTCTACATCAGCTAGTTTAAAACTTACAGTACAAGCAACTGGAGAAAACTCTGGAACTTGGGGACAAATTACAAATACAAACTTATTAATTCTAGAACAAGCAATCGGTGGTTATGATGCAGTTGGTGTTACATCAGGTGCAACTTTAACTTTTTCAAACGGTGCTTTATCAAATGGTAAAAACCAAGTATTAAAATTAACAGGTACAATTGGAGGAGCAGTTAACGTTGTTATCCCTGATTCTATCGAAAAAACTTTTGTAGTTGATAACGCAACTAGTGGTGCTTTCACAGTAACGTTCAAAACTACTTCAGGATCTGGAGTAACTTGGGCTGCTGCTGACAAAGGCACTAAAATGATTTACTCTGATGGAACTAATGTTGTTGATACAGCATTCACAGATTTATCATCTGACTATTCACCACAACTTTCAGCAGACTTAGATACAAATGGTAAAAATATTACTATTGATAATAATACAGGTGTTATTGATGAAAATGGTAATCAACAAATTACTTTTACAACAACTGGATCTGCAGTTAATGAATTTAATGTAGCTAACGCAGCTACAGGTAATGCACCAGCTATTTCAGCTACTGGCGGTGATACTAATATTGATTTAAATATTACACCAAAAGGAACTGGTAGAGCAACTTTCAATGGTCAAGGTAAAATTCAAAGTGTTGCAGAAAAAGTTACAACTGAAGCAACAGCTGCTACAGGAACAGTTAACTATGATGTTCTTACACAAGCTGTATGGAACTTCACAACAGATGCTTCAGGAAACTGGACATTAAATATTAGAGGTGATGGATCAAACTCTTTAGATTCAATTATGGATACTGGAGAATCTATTACTGTAGCTCACATTGTTAAACAAGGTGGAACTGCTTATTACAACACAGCTGTTCAAGTTGATGGATCAAGTATTACACCAGAATGGCAAGGTGGCTCAGCACCAACAGGTGGAAATATTAACTCATTAGACGTTTATACATATACAATTATTAAAACTGGTTCAGCTACGTTTACAGCGTTAGCTGGATTATCACAGTTTGCGTAATAAATTAGGAGGAGAAAGACAATGCCTATTATAAGTTCATTTGGAGCAGGCACAGGAAGAGGATTTGGTCTTACATCAGGGGGCCCAAGTAAATTTATTGAAGCCTGTGGAGGTACAGTTTCAACAGATGGTAATTATACTATTCATACTTTTACTGGACCTGGAACTTTTTGTGTTTCTAAATTAGCATGCTGTTCAGCCGATAACGAAATTTCTTATGTGGTAGTCGCTGGAGGAGGCGGTGGAGGAGATTCGCGTGGTGGCGGAGGTGGTGCAGGAGGATTTAGAGAAGGAAAATCTACTGTTGACTGTTACACAGCAAGTCCTTTAACAGCACCTGCTGGAATTACATTAACATGCACAGGTGGAATACCTGTTACCGTTGGCGGCGGTGGTACCGGTGGTGGAAGAGCTGGTAGAGGAGGTTGTCAAGGGGCAAGTTCAATTTTTTCAAGTATTACATCAGCCGGTGGCGGTGGTGGCGGTGGAGGTTCACCTCCCCCAACTTATCCAGCTCAATCCGGTGGATCCGGTGGTGGCGGAGGCGGAGAAGAACAAACGCCTGGAGAATCTGGAAACACACCTCCAGTAAGTCCTCCACAAGGTCAAGATGGTGGCCCTGCAGCCGGTCAAAATGGTACCGCAGGTTCCGGTGGTGGTGCTACTCAAGCAGGAAACAATAGTGGTCAAGGTGGTAGTCAAACTTCACCTGGCGGTGATGGAGCCCCTACAGGTATTAATCCTAGCCCAACTGTTGGATTTGATGGACCAGCTCCAGGAAGATGGTTTTCTGGTGGTGGACAAAGTGCAGGACCTCAAACATTACAAGGTGGCGCTGGTGGCGGTGGTATGAACCCAGTTGATGGAGCCTTACCCCCTAACCCTGCTATAGGAGTAGGTGGAACTAATTCTGGCGGTGGAGGAAGAGGACAAGGTGAAAACGGTGGATCAGGTATAGTAATAATAAGGTATAAAACAAAATAATATGGCACATTTTGCAAAAATTTCTGAAGAAAACAAAGTCTTAACAGTTTTATCTGTTAACAATAAAGATGTATTAAATTCTGAAGGAGTTGAAACTGAATCAGTAGGACAAGCTTATTTAGAAACACATAATAATTGGCCTTCTCATTTATGGATTCAATGTTCTTATAATACACTACTTGGAGTTCATTCAAAAGGTGGAACTCCTTTTAGAGCAAACTACCCTAGTGTTGGATGGGATTGGGATTCTGAAAATGAAATTTTTTGGGACTCAGAAAAACCATATCCTTCTTGGGTAAAAGACATAACAAAAGGAGCTTGGGTAGCACCAGTTGCTGAACCTGAGTTAACTCAAGAACAAAAAGATCAGAATGAAGCTTTTACTCATTGGTGGGGTTATGTTTGGAATGAAGAAAACCAAACCTGGGATTTGACAAACTCAATCTAATAAGTTAAAAATCTTCCATAGAAAGTTATGGAGAAAAAAATATTATCAGAACAGGCTGTTTATTATGGTAGTGTTGATATGCCAAAAGGATTTGAAATTAATCCTCTCACTTTAACTAATAATTTTTTTAAAACATTATATAAGAAAAAAACTTTTCTTATTTCTAAAGATTTCGATAAATTAAATAACTACATAATAGAGTTTATTCAGTTAAACTATAAAATAAGTTTAGTTAATAAAAATTCTTGGACAGATCTTTTTATTCCTAATGAAACAACTAAATTAAAATCAAATGTAGATCCAGTGGATTTGCGTAACTCAGCAGATTTTACATTATTGTATGGAATAAATACTGTTGATTGTAATGTTGAAATATTTTATGATGACAATAGACGTAAAGGTAGATCTTGGATTTTACCCTTAACTGATAATAATTTTATTATGTTTCCAGCTACTAACATGTACAGTATTATAAATAAACAGAAAGAATCTTTAAATTTTGTTCAAACTATAACCTATGAATATATCTAATTACTACTGGTATTTTTCTTCTGTAGTTCCTCCTAGAATATGTGATCATATAATAAAATATGGTTTATCTAAATCTGAAACAATGGCTAGGACTGGTGGTTATAGTGATAAAAAATTATCTAAAGACGAACTTAGAAATTTAAAAATGAAAAGAAATTCTGATGTGGTATGGTTAGATGAACCTTGGATTTATAAAGAAATACAGCCATATATACATAAAGCAAATAAAATGGCTGGATGGAATTTTAAATGGAATAGAAGTGAGTCTTGTCAATTTACAAAATACAAACTTAATCAATATTATGATTGGCATTGTGATAGTTGGGACAAACCCTACAATAAACCAAACACGCCAGAACATGGTATGATTAGAAAAATATCTATGACCCTTCAATTAACAGATGGCTCAGAATATGAAGGTGGAGAATTAGAATTTGATTTTAGAAACTATGAACCTCCTTTAAGAGATGAAGCTAAACATTTACAAAAAGCAAAAGAAATTTTACCAAAAGGATCTCTTATTGTATTTCCTTCATTTGTGTGGCATAGAGTAAAACCAGTAACGAAAGGAGTTAGATATTCATTAGTCATGTGGAACCTTGGATATCCTTTTAAATAATATGGAAAAAACAAATCATTTTAGCGTACCTTTGTGGGTAGAACATAAACCAGAGTTTGTTAAATCATTAAACAAAGTAACAGATAAATATATAAAACAAGCTAAAAAAAGAGATAAAGAATATATAAAAAAGTTTGGTGATTTTGGAACATCTTATCATTCAACAGCTTTGACTAAAGATAATAATTTTATAGATTTAAGAAACTACATAGGTTCAATGTCTTGGGATTTTTTAGATCAACAAGGTTTTGATATGTCTTTATACACAACTTTATTTACTGAAATGTGGGTCCAGGAGTTTGCAAAAAAAGGTGGGGGCAATCACTCAGCACATATACATTGGAATCAACATGTATCAGGTTTTTACTTTTTAAAATGCAGTGAAAAAACTTCTTATCCTGTATTTCACGAACCTAAAACTGGAGCTAGAGCTACAAAATTAAAAATGAAAAATGATGGTCAAGTACATCTTGGTACAGAAGTTATTAATTATGTACCCAAACCTGGTTCATTGGTAATATTTCCAGGATACCTAGAACATGAATTTGTTGTTGACCATGGCGAAGATCCATTTCGATTTATTCACTTTAACATACAGGCAGTACCAAAAGAGGTGGTAAGAGAGGACATATAACAAAAATGTTAAATATTTTTAGTTCTTACTTACATGAAAATATTTTTAATTTAGATAATAAAAAAATAAAAAAACATATTTTAAATATAAAAAGTAAAGACAAAGGGAGAACGATAAGTAATTACGGTGGATGGCAAAGCGTAGATAGTATAAAAATAGATAAACCTTTTGTAAGTTTATTTAAACAAATAGATAAAAGTGTTGAGACAGTGGAAAAAAAACTTAATTTAAAAAACAAATTAGTCTTAGGTAATTACTGGTGTAATATAAATTACTTTGGTTGTTTTAACAAACCCCACAATCATAAATATTCTGTTATATCGGGAGTCTATTATGTAGATGTCCCAAAAAATTCAGGTAATCTTGTTTTTGAACAATATGGATCAGCCATTGACGAAACATATAAATTTGTAAATACATATAATGAGTACAATTCATGCACTTGGACTGTTGTTCCTAAAGAAAATTTATGTGTTTTGTTTCCGTCTCATTTATATCATTATGTTGAATCAAATTTAAATAAAAAAGAAAGGATTAGTATTAGTTTTAATTATGGATTTTAAAAAAAATAAATATGTAATAATTAAAAATGCAATTGATAAAGATTTGGCTACGTTTCTTTTTAATTATTTGTGTATGCAAAAACAAGTTTATGATACTTGTCTTCAAGAAAAATACATCTCACCTTATGAAATTTTATTAGGAACTTATGATGATCTACAAGTTCCAAATACTTATTCTATTTACGCTGATGTAGCTATGGAAACTTTAATGTTAAAATGTCAACCAGGTATGGAAAAAGCAACAGGATTAAAATTATACCCTGCGTATACTTTTGCAAGAATATATAAAAAAGGAGATATTTTAAAAAGACATAAAGACAGATTTAGTTGTGAGATATCAACTACTATGAATTTAGGTGGTGATGATTGGCCTATTTATTTAGATCCTACTGGACAATCAAGTGTTAGACCAAATGCTGGTGAAGACATAGAAGAATCTAAAAGACTAGTAAAAAATCCTAACAAAGGAGTTAAAGTAAATTTAAAACCTGGGGATATGTTAGTTTATAGAGGTTGTGAATTAGAGCATTGGAGAAATAAATTTAAAGGAAAAGAATGTTGTCAAGTTTTTTTGCATTACAATAATGCAAAAACAAAAGGTTCCAGAGAAAACATGTTTGATAAACGTAAACATTTAGGTTTACCAAGTTGGTTTGTAAGAACATGAAATTTGATTATTTTCTCCACAAAAAATATTTAACTTTAGAAAACGTTAATCAGATTTCTAAAACAGCGGATAAATATGAAAACCCTTATTTAACAGACTACCCAGATGGAAAAGCAGTAAAGACTGCTAAGGTTAAAATTATAAACTATCGCTATCTAAAAGATTCTTTAATAGATTTAGTGGATGTGGTTCGTCATACAAATAATAAACACTTTGGTTATAATCTTTATAATACAGATGATTGTCGGGCTCTTCATTTAAATGAATATTTACCAGAAGATGCTGTTGGTTATGATTGGCATACGGACGGAGATAAAAACCATGCTCAAGATATTAAGTTAACTGTGTTGGTTAATTTATCTAAAAAATATACAGGAGGTGAATTTAAATTGTTTAGTTGTCCAAAAATTAATTTTTTTGATACTGGTGATGTATTAATTTTTAAATCTTTTGTACCTCATAAAGTAGAAAAAATTACCTCTGGAAAAAGAAAAACATTAACGTTATGGATGGATGGGCCATGTTTTAAATGATGTTAGAATTTTTAACAGATATTACAGAAGCAAGTGAAAAGCAAAAAAAACAAGAACTTTGGGACGTTGAAGGTATTTTAAAAAATAGATTGAATCAAAAATTAAAATTTGATTTAAGACCTATAAGAAACAATGCCAAGATGGGTAATTTTAAAACTAAAGCTGATAAAATGGTTTTTAATATAAAAGATCAATATATTATTGTAGATGTAGAAGAACTACATGAATATATAAAACAAAATAAATTAAAAGATATACATTTAACAGAATTAATATCTAAATTAGATTGGAATATTGTTTTACCAAAAGATAATAAATAATGTTAAAAAAGATACATATATTTGATGACATAATTAATAAAGATCATCAAGAAAAAATAAAAAAAACTATGTTAGGAAAACATTTTCCGTGGTTTTTTGCTCACGATGTTAGTTATAAAGATAATCCAACACAATCTAGACCAGCATTTAAACATTACTTTGTTGTAAATAAAAAAATAAATAGTAGTTTTCATGAACACGTTTTACCTATAATTGACAATGCTTTAAAAAAAGCAAAAATTAAAAATAAAAATATATTACAAGGAAGATCTTTTTTTCAATTGCCTTTAAACATTAAAGATAAAAATGTTGTAGATACCCCTCATATTGATTTAGAAGATGAACATGTGGTTGTTTTGTATTATGTAATAGATAATGAAGCTCACACAATAATATATGAAAATAATAAATCTTTAAAAATAAAAAAAAAAATTAAACCTAAACAAGGAAGAGTTGTTGTTTTTAATGGCCTGTATTGGCACACTGCAGAACAACCAAAAGATAAAAATAGATGTGTTATTAATTATAATTTAATATGATTTTTCCTACTATAATTGTTGATGATTTTTTTGATGACCCTCAAAAAGTAAAAAATTTTGCAAACAAACTAGAATATAAAAAACAACCTGAAGGAAAATGGCCTGGCAAACGAACAGGTTTATTACATGAAATAGATTATAGTTTTTTTAATCATGTTCATTTAAAAATATTAAGTGTTCTATATCCAAATGATTTTAGAAAAATAAGTTACAATGCTACTAGCAGTTTTCAAAAAGTATCTAGTAAAAGACATATAAAAGGTTGGGTTCACAAAGATGTAAAATCTGAAGTTACAGCAATTGTATATTTAAGTGAGCATAAAAACTGTGGAACATCTTTATGGAAAAACAAAAGTTTTTTTGACACTGATTCAACTATGTTTGAAAAACGTAAAATTAATAAAAAAGATTCTTATGATAAAAATGAAGAAGACATGATAGATAAACACAATAGTAATTTTGAAAAGATATTAAATGTGGATTCTTTATTTAATAGATTAGTTCTTTTTGATTCACACCACCATCATTCAGCTGAAAATTTTTTAGATAAGGACACACAAGAAGACAGACTTACTTTAGTAAGTTTTATTGAAAAAATAAATTTTAATGATGAGGCTATACACTATCCATTAACAGAGTGTAAAAGATTAGATAAATGAATGTACTAGCTATTCATGCATCTCATGATGGATGTGTCACATATATAAAAAATAATAAAATAGTTTTTCATACACAGATAGATAGATACAATAGATTTAAACATTGTTCTTTTCCTGTAAAAAAATTAATTGAAGAGATAGAAAAATTATCTATAGACAAAGTTTTATTAACCTGTGTAGATGGTAAATCTTCTGTGTATTTATGGAACGACATTTTAAGAAACGAAAGTAAATGTAAAAACTTAGATTTTATATATTATGAGGATGCTTATCATCACTTGCTTCATGCTTATTGTGCTTTAACTTGGAATAAAAATATAAAAAACATTTTAGTGTGTGATGGAAGAGGAACTAAATATAAAAATATATTTGAGTCAGAAAGTCTATATTCTTTTGACAAACATTTAATAACTGAAAACAATATGATTGGTGAACGTTATGAAGCATTTAGTAAAAAACATTTTAATAGCGAACTAGAATGTGGAAAAACTATGGCCTGGTCTTTACATGATGAAAGACCTAAAAAGATACAAAAAAGATTTGAAAATGACATGACCAGTATTATAGATAAATGGAATATAAAAGATAATTTATTGTTTACAGGGGGTTGTGCACAAAATGTTTTATACAACTCTAAGCTATTACCTAAGTTTAATAAATTGTTTTGTGATCCTTTTAATGGTGACTTTGGTTTAAGTTTAGGTGCAGCTAATTTTTATTTAAATAATCAAATAAAAAATGATCAAATTTATTTAGGTATACCACAAGAGTTAAATACAGATATTTTTTTAAAACATAAGATATGTAATGTAAAACCAGATGAGGTTGCTAAAATTTTATTAAAGGAACCTGTTGCAATATTTCAATCAAGAAGCGAACAAGGGCAAAGAGGACTTGGAAATAGATCATTATTAATGAGTCCACTAGATAATAAATCTCATGATAAATTAAATAAAATTAAAAAAAGAGAATGGTTTAGACCATTTGCATGTTCTATTTTAAAAGAAGACGCTAAAAATTGGTTTGATATGGATATAGAAGAGTCACCATACATGATGTACGTATTCAAATTAAAAAAAGAAGGTATATTAAAAGCAGGTATAGCCATAGATAATAAATCTAGAATACAAACAGTTAGTAAAAAAAATAACTTACATTATTATAATTTAATTAAAGCATTTAAAAAAACAACAAAAGTCCCTATACTAATTAACACCAGTCTAAATTTACCTGGAGAAGTTTTAGTAGAAACCATGCAAGACTTAAAAGACTTGTTTGACAAGAGCCTATTAAACTATATTTATTTACCTGAAATAGGTAAAATCATTAAAAAAAATCACTGTTAAAATAATAAAAACCCTATATATTAAGGATTATGGCCTTAAAAAAAGTAGATTTTGCACCTGGTTTTAATAAACAAAGCGTACCTTCCGCTCTTCCTGGACAATGGGTAGATGGAGATTTTGTACGTTTTAGATACACAGCACCTGAAAAAATAGGTGGATGGGAACAATTAACTGTTTCTAATGAGACATTACCTGGAGTAGCAAGAGCTCAATTATCTTTTACTAGTTTAAAAGGAGAAAGATATTCGGTCATTGGAACCTCTCAAGGTTTGTTTTTATATTACGGAGAAGCATTTTATGACATCACTCCTTTGGATACAGCAATTACTGGAGCTGACTTTGACACTGTTGAAGGTTCTGATATTGTTACTGTTAATAAAACTTCTCACGGATTAGCTGTTGGTAGATACATTACTTTCACAAGCGTCGTAACTCCTAATGGATTTACAACTTCAGATACTTTTACTGAAGGTGCTTTCGAAATATTGACTGTGCCTACTGCTAATACTTTTACTATTCAAACTCCTATTGCAGCTGTGGCTGGTGCTTCATCTGGAACAGGGGGAGCTACAATTAATCCTTATGTTATAGTTGGACCAACCTTTCAAACAAAAGGATATGGATGGGGAACTTATTTATGGAGTGATTCAACCTGGGGCACAGAAAGAACTGTAAGTAGTGTAACACTAGATCCTGGTAACTGGTCTTTAGATAATTTTGGTGAAGTATTGGTTGCAACTATATTTAATGGTAAAACATTTACTTGGGATGCTGGAGCGACTAATCCAAGAGCTGTAAGAGCTTCAACATCAACATCAGGAT